CTCCTCCTTAATTATTATGATTGTGTAATGCATTTATGCCTAGATTATGAACACACTCATCTTTGAATTTATATAATTTTATTTTTAATTCCTTTTCAGTTTTTATTTTAGTTAAATCAATTAATCGTTCAGTAACATAATAAAGACATATTCTATTATCTTGCAAACTCATTATTAATTCTTTTTCTTTAGATTCCATTATATAATCTCCAATCTTTGTAGTGAGTAGGGCAGAAGAACCCAGCCAGTAGATAAACCCTACTCACAGTCTTATCTACTAGCGACTATTTTACCACCTTGATTTTTTCCTTGTTCATATTTCCAGAATATTTTTCCTTCAATTCCTGAACATATTTATCGTTGTCAAACTTACCCATAAATACGTCAGCACTCATTCCAAGATGGCTAAATCCTTTTGTCATAGCATCAGTCATTGCTTTCTTCGGCGCCTCATCATCTAAAGAACCATTCTTTTTGAACAATGATTGCACCGAACAAATCGGCCCATAATTCAGCCAGTTGTTGTTGATGTTCCAGCGAATAGTCACTTCAGCGAAAATACATTTCTCGCCTACATGATATTTGCAATCGTAACTCCAACCCTTGCCAACTGGGCCAAATACTTCTGTCATTTTCATAATCTGATATTGAGGATCAATCGTTGTTAATGTCTTTCCAAACTTATTAAACTCTTTAGTAAGTGCTGGATTCGTTTCATTCAACTGATCCCAATAAAATCTGTTATTCGTCTCTGCTGTCATTATACCTCCATACTTTCGTGTTACTGTTAAAGGAGTTCCTTCTCCTTAAACCACTATCATAAATAAAATTCATAATTTTTAATTCTGTAAATCGTGGTCTTATAGACAGAATACTCTCGTTTAATATTTCACATACTTCCTCTGGAGTGGCTCCATAGGAGTGTTTCCTTCTTATCGCATCAAGAGTTCTTTCCCTCAACTTTCTGGATCGTAATGCAACTTTCGTTGCAGCCTCCTTGCTAGTTGAGTGTTCTTTGTAACCCGGCGACATCGGATATTTCAATCCCGAATGTCTTAATGACATCTTCTGCATTGTTAATCCCTTCTATTGTTTTAAAATCCATGAAGTCAGGTGGAACGATATTGTTCTCGACATGATACCAGAATAAGGCACACGCCTTCAATAATGTTTCTGTAAATTTTTCGTCATAATCGACTTCATAAATTTTATATCTCATTGTTCCAAACAATACTGACAGTATTGCTTTTTTGAATCCCGTTACAAACATATAATGCTGTAATTGAGGATAGTATCTTTCCAGTATGGTATCTTCTTTTGAAAAGGGATTTGTATGCTTTGCCTCCCATACCTTTCCATTCACCACTCCGTCAAGACTGCCATAAATGTAGTCTATTTCGGGGTGTGTCCAAACTTTGTTCATATTAACAACCCTTTGTGAAGTAGTTTTCGTATACCATTGTCTATTAAATTTTTCGGTAAAGATTCCAAGTTGAACTGGCAGTATATCTGATAAATCTTCTCGTTCTGTCTGTCCAGTTTTCTCAAGCCAAAGCTCTTTCCACTTTCCCTCGACAATACGAATTGCATCAGTTCCTCCAATGCCCCTTGGTCTTTCGTCATTTCCATTTCGCATCTAGTCTTTACTCCTTTCATTAATTTGTCGTCGTCTATGTAGATCGAATTTATTCCGTTCCATATCCCTGTTCGACTGCTCATACTCGTACCTCCTAATAATATAGTCAGCTATCGGTTTGGCTGCTATGTTATCTTTCGTTCTTCTGCTCGTATAATGTTCAATGAAGAATATATAAATATCTGGTCTTAAATATTTAAGAGCTAATTTCATTACCCATTCTTTTTTCCTTCTCTTTCTATCAAGAAAGTCAGGCATATCCCTCTTAATGCCTAACATTCTTCTTATTACATTACCTAACATAAATGCCATTTATTTACCTCCATACTTTAATTCTAAAAGTAATTCGGCATAATGAATCACTTTCTTTATGTCCTCTTGTCCTCCTTTTATGGAATGTCTGGTAATATATTTTACTATGTTTCCCTCACACCAATCCAATTTATTTTTCATGATATATTCTATTGGCTGTATCGGTAACTTGACATAATGGATACCACCAACTTGTCTATTTATCGGTCTTGTTTTTTCTTCGAACAATTTGACCTCCTTCTAATTCATATATTTTATGTTGCAGTAAAATTATTTTTTTTAGTTTTTGGGTATCCATAATATTTAATTCTGTATTTACTCTTTTTAATTGATCGTTATCTAATGATATTTTATCATATTCTTTTAATAGGTCTTTATATAAAAATTTATATTCCTTAACCATTGTCTCTCCAAATATTTAAATCACAATTATGGCAGAACCATGTCCGACAGTAATCGCTTGAATAACAAGGATATTCTTGACATTCTTCACAACCATCAGGTCTGTTCTTGTCCTTGTATTTTGATTTTTCTTCAGGGCTTAAATAAGTAAAAAAATTTCCTACTTTAATTTTTTCTTTTCTTTTCGTTCTTTTATTTTTAAATCGCATTTCAAGGAATCAGCCCAACAGCAGAACAGAAAACCACTTGGCTTTCTAATTCCCACTTCCCATTTGGAAACTAATCCTTTAGCACAACCTAGAATATCATCAACTGATCCTTGAGATAATTTTAGTTTTCGTCTTTGTCTTACAAATTGAGGAATGACCTTCTTGAAAAAAATGCCAAGTTCCTTGTTCTTGTTCATATGTGTAAGATATGTGCAAATAATGTGCGATTTGTCAAGACTACGAATTTCCTTGCCATAGGAAGCTCCTCTTATCACTCAAGTTCGCCTCCTATGGCTTTTCAGGTATACCCGATGGGATTTTGGTTCTAAAAGACACCATCACCCATACTACTACTATCTATGTTGATCTTATCACTGCTCTCTGAAAGTTTGTCTAAAGGATGCCTATGCTCCTAAAATAAGCATAAACAATAGCAATTCTATAGGGGAGTAAAGTATAATCGATGCATCGTGTCGTAATAAGGAAACCAACTCGGAAAGGATTATACAATACTCCCTAATCTCTAGCAGCAAGTTAGCTGAGAGATGTTCTTTAAAATAGTACCACTCTAATGTATCAAATTGCTCCAGCTAGTGCTGTTAAGCATCTTTGCTACTTGTCCTGATCTATTTCTTGTCTTGTTCATCGCTATTCCTCGACCTTCAGGGTGTGAAGCCCAATGAGTAGCTGTTTGATAAGCAGCATATAGGTTCTCACCTAATCTGCTTTTATACAAATCCCAATGTTTAGACAGTTCTCTCATTCGATATTCCGAAACTCTTGGTTTCAGTTCACTTTCTATTCTAGCAAGTGTGTTCTCGAACAGATACTTTACCTTGTCAGCAGATACTTTTGTTTTACTCATAACTTCCAACTGTTCTGGAAATTCTTCAAATGCAACAACTGCATTTTTAATGTCATTATCAAGCAAAGTTGATTTATTATTCCAGTTCTTTTTGGACAGTCCTTTTATTTTCCACATGGAATCAAACATTCCATTATGGCATTTGATACAAAGTGGGCCGAATATAAATTGTTCAGCCCAATATAAATTGTAAGCTGTCCAAGCCCATAGTATTAAGACAAATTTATCACCTTCATACAGAAAGTTATACTGTGGTATTTCTATTATTCGGCTAAATTTGGCTCCATTCTGCCATAATTGGTCAGTTACTTTGCAAGTTTCGGGGTTAATTCCGGTATCTGCATTAATCAATGCATCAGACAGCATCTTACAAAACTGTCCATAAGTCCGTAAGTTATTCGCACTTTGCCTACTTACTGTTGATAAGTAGTCATCATTATGCTTGTTATACAGAGCTATCTTATCAGGCACCTTGCCTACGCTTGTAAAAACATCTTCCTTTCTCAACTGAACATCAGTATCTATTGATATTGGTAGTTGACAATCACGATAATCTTCCATATTTTTTCTCCAATCATTATCAGTGTTTCGGTTATGATTCCATTGGGCTAGTTACTCCTCCGTACTAGCCCAACTCTATTTCTATAGTGTCTCTATCATCACCATAGATTATTTTTGTTGATTTAATATCAGCTCTGTCAAGATGATAATAATCTTTTTCCTTATCACTTGTAAACAGCATTACGTCACCAACAAATTTTAATGTAGTTCTTTGTCTTTGTTCTGGTTTTACCATTTGAACAATATTCATCAAATCATTTAGATTTGCTCTCATCTTTACCTCCTAGTCCATACATTTTCTTTTCACTTTCCGATAGAAGATGCTTAACTGTATTGTTTTCAGCATTTTCTCTCTCCTTGTTCTTTGATTCCAAAATATAAAGTCTTTCAGCTATTTTTTTAAGACAATTAAAAGTCATACTAATTGCGTTTATCTCTAATCTGTGTAGCTTTTTATGCTCTTGATTATAAAGCTTATCCTTATAAGGTATCCCTAATAATTCGGTTATTTTTTTAGAGATCATTTCAATTTGTTTCTTAATGATATTAACCACATTATCCTCCTATCTCTGTTGTCGTATTGTCCATTTGATCTTTCGTTTTCTCATTGATCTTATCCTCTACTGTTTCAGAAAGAGACAGTTCGATAACTTCCTCGTCCATAAATTTTTGACCAGTAACCAAATCTAGAAAAGTAAAAAGTAAATCAGAATGTTTTTCCTTAAATTCCTTTATTACTTCATCTTTGATTTTACTTGCGTTATCATACTGATAATGTTTCTTAACTAATGTATCAAGAATACCATCAGCCTTGCTTTCGGCTTTCTCTCGTTCTTGTTCAGCCCATTGCTTTACTTTACCCATTCATACCTCCGTTTATCTAGTTATCATTATAATTTTTTAGGTCTGCCTCTTTTTGGTTTAACCTCCTCCTCCTCCATTCTTGCATCTTCCTCATTGTCCATATCAAACTTGTTATTGACTTTATCATTCGTATTACCGAATACTTCACCAGTCTTGTCGTCATAAATGTTTCCTCTGCCATCAACAGAAAATACTTTCTTTTGAACTGAAGAAAATGGATCAGGATTGAGTTTCCTTTCCAGTCTGTTCATATCGTAAACATTTGTAATCACATCAGAAAATTGCTGTGATAGTAAAATCCTATAATACCAGACACCTCTGTCTTTTGCGTATTTGTATACAGCACTCCTAAAAATTGCTGAAGCAATCCAACCAGTACCTTTCATTGTTTTTCCTATAACCATTCTTACCTCCTTTAGTTATATCGTTTATTCCATATCACAGATACTCGGTCATAATTGATCCGATCTCTCATCTGTGATTTAGTTTTTGGTTCTCTTAACGCCTTTCTTCCTAGTCGTTTTCTTAACCTTTTTATTCTTGTCTTTAGTTTCATCAATATAATCCTTCGGATTTAAACTTAATTTCTTATTATTAAGTATTTGATTGATTGTGATTATTTTATATTTCATTTCACCTCTAGTTGTTCTATGATTTTCATAACATTAACCTTCCATAGTTTATCTTTCGAATATTTGTTTAATGTTTTGATTAACATATCATAATTAATTTCATTCAAAAACCATTGTCTAGTCAATTTTTCCCTGAATCCCTTGTATTTTTTGCTCTTTAATAGCAAGTCCATAAAGGCATAAACCGAACCACAAGTGGTCTTGTACTTCGCTAATCGAACTTTATCGTTCTCATTCGGTATCATATATTCGTCAGGATCTTCGTTCATAGTTTTCATTCCAAAGTAATTATTGCCTTCTAGTGCAAACCTACTCGTTCCCCAGCCACTCTCGTGAACTGCGACAGCAACCACCAATCGTATTGGCAATCGCTTTTCAGGTTCGGTATAGTAAGCGTTATACTCCACTGCACATACACCAATCTCTTGAACAAAATCATTTCTCTCGTCATCAAAGTACATATTAAATGATGAACAGAATAGTAATAGTGTCGCACATAAATGATTCATTGTACCTCCTTCCGTTCGGTGTTATCTGGGGCCATGCACCAGTCAAAATAAATTCTCCTTTTGTGTCCATATTTAACACAAAAGTCAATTAAAGCATCGCCCTCTGGGCGATTCATTTTCAAAATCCGAGTAGAAAAAAAGCACCTGGGCGACACTTGTCGCCCAGATGCATAAAGTTGTTATTATATTGAAGTTACTGGTTTAAATCTAAAGTTCATCTGCGTTGTATTAAACTTTTTGATTTTACCCAAATTACTTTGAGCCGATACTTCACTTCTAGTTTTCTTAACTGACCTTAAAACATATTTTTCTTCGAATGTTTTCTTGTACCAGTTATTAAACAGAATGAATTTAGACTTAACTAGATTTAAGCTGAAATCCATTCCATTTTTTCTAGTGAGTATCTTTTCATAATTTGATTGTGCAATTTCATTAAGTGTATCTTTCTTATAACACTCATGAATATTGTGTCCGAGTTCTTCTGACATTTTGTCAAATTGTCTTTGACAACCATCAATCAAGTTTTCCAAGATTTTCATACTGAAACTAGATTGTTCAATCATATTTCCAGATTCTTGTTTGGCGTTATAGACTAACTCCCTAACGCCAGTTTGAGACCATTTATCCAGTTGTTCAAATACGCTTTTAAAAGAATTAGCATAATTGCCAATTTCTTCAACCAACATATCATTATCAGGATAAACTCCCATTATATCAGTAGATGTCATATTGACTCCTTTTGTTACTGATTATTCATAAACACATTAACTATGAAATGTGTCTAAATCTTGGCTATTCGCCAAGAAACTCTTTATTAATTTCGTAAACATTACCTTTACAGTATCCAGCTTGAACACTTCCAATACTTTTAATCAAAACACTATTATCTAATAATGCTTGTTCAATGCCATGATTTTCTGACCAGTCTTTGATTGCTATCCAATCTGACTTCATTGGAGCTCGTCTTGGTAACAATTCAAATTCTGTTTCAAGATAACCTAAATCAGGATTAAATGAAGCAGTCATATATGGTTCTGGATAATCTCCAGTAGTATATAACTGTAATGAAATCATATTGGTATTTTGATATCTACCAAATTGAAGTCTTAATAGTTCTTCTCTAAAATTAATAACAAACTTATTATCAATCTTTCTAAATTTAATACTCATAACAAACCTTCTTTCCTTTGTCTTATAATCTCATCAATCTTGTCAAAATTGACACAATCAAATGGGTCTTTTTCTTCGTCTATTTTCTGACGATAACTTTGATAATCTCTAAAGACATATTTATGTAAATCACTTTCGTGCTTACGATTAGTTATCTTATAAATTAATATCGTTAAGTTAAATCTTAACCAGTCTATAATCATAACAACTCCTATTTATCTTGAAAATCGAGTAAAGCTAACTCGGATAATTTGACTGCACTATGCAGTCTGCAATATAATCTGTTATAGATAGATGAATCTTTAACAAAGTATTGCTTGGAAAAGAAATCTTCAACAAAGTATTGACGATAAACCTTGTTGAATAATAAGTTAAATATAACACCAGTATAAATAACTCTGTTAAACATTAAACTGTTTTTGTACATAACAACTCCTTATTATTAATAATGTAATCAAGAACCGAATGCTCTTGTGATTACGAATAAGAACTGCAGTCGCACTGCCAAAAAATCTAGTCAATTCATTATTTGCGTTATCGAGCCTAGAAAATCTCACTTATCCCACTATTAACATTCCCCGTATCAACGGGGAATACAGCGAACAAAGAGGGGTAAGTTCTATTTTCTTTATGGCGTAGTTAGCCCTTCACGGATACTTGGAGCGGAAGGGTTCCAAAAAATTAATTTACTTATGTTTTTTCTCAGTGCTACAATGTTCGTTTCGTGGTCACGAGAGAGAGAGA